CGAGACCATCGCCAAGACCACGACGCTGTACGACGGCGACAGCGCACCGGAGGCGGAAAAGAACATTGCCAGCGAGCCGAAGCAGGCAGCCCCGGTAGTTTCCACGGCAGACAAGAAAGCCCCCCCCGAGAAGCCGGTAAGCTGGCTCCCTCCCGTCGGGACAAAGGGCCTCATGTTCCTTCGCTGCCCGAAATGCAAGGACGAGTTTGTGCAGTTCTTGCGCGAACCGCAGACAGTTCACGAGTGCCGGAAGTGCGGCGCGAAAATCCCTCTGGACGCGCTGGCACGGTTCGAGTACACCTGCCCGGACTGCAAGAAAACGAGCTACGGCCGGACGAACATCGAGGACGCCGAAATCACAAACCAGAAATTCTCCTGCGTCTGCGGCCGGAGCATCCCGAAGCTCACATGGGACCCGGTCAAGCACTGCTACACGATGTAAGGAGGGCTGGATGATGAAAGCACTGACCCACAACATCCAGCAGGAGCGCGAGGACCAGCGCGACCGCTCCGCCCAGCTCTTTATGTGGTGCATCGTCGTCTCCATGCACCAAGACGACGGCATTGGCGCATCCCGCCTCCTGCGGGCCTGTAACGAAATGGACGCCTTTGAGAAGAAATACCAGACGGCCATCCTCTACGGCAGCAGAAAGAACGCAACGGACGCCATGAGGGAGAACCTCAAAGGCATCTGCGATTTTGAGGTTCGGCTGCCCGTGGACCGCGCACCGAGAGGACGCCGGGAGGAGCAGCTCCGCATGGCGAGCAATCAGGGCGCAGAAATCGCGTGGCTCGTCATGGCCGCTACCTGTCACGAGACATTCGGCTACGGGAAAGACCGGCTGGCGCGCCTCAAGCAGAACGCTATGAACAACTACAAGCAGTACCTCGAGTGGGCGAAAGAGGACGAGGCATGGGCTCTGGATAAGCTGCGCCGGTGTGTGCAGGACGCCCTCAAGGAGGACCTCAAGGTCACGGACACCGACGACCGCAAAGGAATGCTTTCGGCCCCGGGCAGAGGCCCCAGCATCTACGAGACGGCTGCTGTCTACTCGGAGATATTCAGGAGGGC